ATGTTAATCTTAATGTTTGCCCTGTTTTCCATTGTATTCCTGTATCATTTACATAAATATTTAAATCACCACCTGCCTCATTAACAGTATCAAGCCTTAACATATTAGTGTAAGATCTTAATTCTGTAAATACCTGTGGTATTGCTTGGTTTAGATTCAATGGATTAACTGTAGTGATTTGAACTTCACTATTATCAAACGGTACCATGAAAGTATATTCTTGTGTTGCTAATGATATTGTAATGAGATTAGGTACATTGGTATCAACAGTTATACCAGTCCCTTGTCTAACTACATCAGTGTTATATTGTAAACTAATAGGTACATTACCATTAGCTAAAGACTGAATCTCATCAGAGTTTTTAGCAATAAGGTCTAATAAAACTGTATCATTTGCAAAAGCTAAATTAGCATTATCTAATTGATCTTGTACACTTGTGATCTGTGCTTGTAATGAAGTTACATCAGCAACATTAGTTATTTGATTTTCTAAGGTTTGGACCTTTTGGTCTAACTCAGAAATTTCTAATTGCTGGGTTTGGAATATTTTTGCTGATTCTTGTAACTGTGCAGTCGCTTCACTGAAGAGCTGCATTGAAAATGTATTATAGTCATTAACAATTGTGTCGATGCCGGCCGTTCCTGGCGAAGCATCAAATCGTAAATTGATTTTAAATCCATAACTATTTCCATTTTGTCCTGTAACTTTATTAGGTTTATATTTAGGATATCTTTGAATATATCCTCCATCTGTAGTAGGTGTAATATTATCTACCAATAAAATACCATATAAGTTGGTAACAGTATTTGCAGTGTTACTTGTATCTACTAAGTCATAATAAACTAATACGGAATTAAATTCAAATGTACTTGCTAAATCAGTACCATTGAATTGAGGTATTGTAGAAATAGTAGGATCGGTTATAATCTGTTCATAATCATTAGCAGTAAAATCAACACTAATACCATCTAACTCGGACCTCACATAAGCAGATCCAGTAAAACCTGCAGGGCTACCATAATCAGCTGGGTATTTTCTTATATCTACACTAACAGGATTAGTAAAAGTTACAGGTTCGGTAAAATAAGAATCTGTTGTAGTCGGCGGCGTAGGCTCATCCATCCAATTTGCATTTGGATCGGTATAACCAGCAGGACCTAATCCTAAAAGAGGTTGATCATAATCATAAAAAGCATTAATACTTAAACCTTGCGGTTGTACTGTACTTGCATTACGACCTAAAATAAATTCATCCTTACCTTGTATTTTTAAACTAGGTTGATAATTTGAATCAGAAATTGTATCAAATAAAATTGTTGGGGTACCACCAACCTCTGTTGGTACATTAATGTAAAGTTCTGTATAAGCTTCACCTGCTTTATCTACATTATTAACAATATCAATATCACCTATGTATTTTACAACTCTTCTGTATTGTCTACTTCCTGTTGGTTGTTCATCTTCTTCAACAAATAAAGGTCTTGTTACTCCTGGATTTTTTTCAAGATTAGTAGCGGCCCTGAACCTCATTGCCCCAGTCTCTTTCATCCATTTGAAAAATACTCGTTCTGCTACTGACCTTTGTACGGTGTTATCGTAATTAGCATCACTAATAATTAATTCTTCTAAATTCAGCGCATAATTTTGAAGACTTTCGGTAAAGTTAACATTAGGATCACCTTTAAGACCACCACTAGCAATCATACCATCAATAGTATCAAATTGCATATAGTTTTCATAATTACTAAATGTATTAGGATCTAATTTATCAAAATCAGGTATATTCAAAAGCACAAACTTAGAAAAGACCAACTTAAGATTATCATTATTAAGGGTCTTTGAAAGATCTCGTGCAGATGAGGAGAAGGTATAAAAAGTACCTCCATCCGCCTGCGGTGTTTTAATTAAAGGCGTCGTTGCCATGTATTCCTTTTCTTTTTATTAAACTATTGTATATCCGGTTCCACCTACTAAGTACCAAACTCCATTTCCAAATCCATCATCAACACATAGTAAGTGAACAGTTTTACCTTGTTCATTTAACTCAATACTAGTACCACCTGGTAATACTAATGGAGTTACTGCACCGGTAATATTAATAACACCAGTCTGTGCTTCAGAATAGACAAAGAATATTTCTTGACCAATTGTACCATCATTAAGCTGAATAGTTACAGTTGTACCTGTACTATTACCAACCCTTTCAACAGTATATGGTGGAACAGCTGTACTTGTACCAACTGTAATTACACCAGGTGAACCTGTTGCAAATCCATCATTTAATGTTTGTGGATCAACATCATTTCTGACTAAACCTCCACCATTTAGGTTTAGGTTTCCTGTCATATTAACATTGGTTAAAACATCGAAGGTTGAAGCATTAATATCTAATAAGATGGTACTTAAACCTACTCTTAATGATTCTGTCTTAACATCATTAAGATTAGTAATAGTACCAGCAGTAGGATTAAAGTAAACCTCCATTGCATTAATTTCACTGGTCAAAATATTGAAGTTATCATTCAATACTAGTCTAGACCCAGATAATGAATCTGTTCCAAGAATTTCTGTTACGCTAATTGCCATTTCTTTTGTTTATTTAATTACTAGGATATTTCTACCCTTTTTATATTTATTCCCATTCGTATCTGTAAGTTCAAGGGTGATTTCATATTTCCCTGGTTGCTTAAACAGATAAGTTAAGTATTTACTCTCAAAATATATATCGGCCATGTTTGAGTTAGTTGTATTCTTAATAATCCATCTAGGATTGGCCTTTCCTGGAATTTTACATTTATCATAAACAAACATCAACCAACTCATTTTAGGTAATACTTTTCCATCATTAATAAATTTAGCAGTATTCCATGTAGGGTTACTTGCTTTATGTAACCCTTTTCTATAAATTAAACTAGGGCAGTCTAAGGTACCTGTAGGGAATGGTACTCCAGTTACTCCAGTTGAAGGGCATACTCTACTTCCGTTTGCGTGTATAATATCAATATATAACCAATCACCATGTACACCGAAATATCTACAGACCGCTTGTATAAATTTTTGGTTACTAGAAGCATCGTAGACTACATTATAAACATACTTATTAATAATTCTATTTGTACTAGTATTTAAGCCTGCTGCTGCTTGTGCTAATGTAGTAGTATTTATATCAAAATAATGCTCTGCGGTTTCACCATTAACATCTGTAATTTTTAAATATGTTTCAGGCACAACTTCTTTAAATTGAAAGAAAGCAGGAGTATCACCTGTCGTGCTTGTCATATCCCACCACAGATGATATGTATCATTCCATCCACCTACATTTAAATTATCCCATCTATATTGACCAGAAAAACTAGCCTTACCATCATCTTGGTAATTTAATAATTGAAAATCAGGAGAAGAACCTAAACCAAAATTATTTAAAATAGCATTAACTCTATCAAGAGATGCATATAAACTAGGAGTTTCTTCTTCCCATGTTATTTTAGGTTCTATAGGTAAATTCCATAAAGATCCATAATTATTCCAAATATATTTTGCTTCGCTATTCCAAGTATAGTTTTCCTTTCTGGATTGATACCATCCTGAATATTCTACTTCTCTACTTTCAACACAAATAAAATCATTCTTAACGTGCGATGAAATGTTATTATATAGGTCATAGAGTTTCATTTCTACACTATAAATTCCAACATACGGTAATATTAATGGGAGTTTATTATACTGGGATAATGGGCCTCTAAATACCCTGAAGTATTCCGGTGAAACATCAGTAGCTTCCTTATGTATAGTCCATTCTATTTCCTCAAAGTTACCTCGCTCAATCCCATCCCATGTAAATAATGTTTCACCAGGTAATTGATTAAACAATAATTCAGAACCATAGGCAGATTCACAAGTTAGAGTTAATCTGTCTACGTTTTGACCAAATAATCTAATCACATCTCCAGTTACTCCAGTCTCTTTTGATATATCCCAAAACACCCATGGGTCAATGAATGTAGTCTTTAATGCTATTAACTGATTATAGAGTTCATTTCTAACATCAGTTTCAGTATCACCAGGTAAAGCTGTATAAGTAGCACCTGTATTTGTAATAGGATCATTAATAGTAAAAACATCCCCAGCGGTTACTCCTTGTGGATCAATATCAAAAGTAAAAAATTTATTAGCATCATTTAATTGATTCCATGTTGAATCCACATTATCCCATGTAATATTATTAAATGAAGTATTTTCTAATACTGTCATGGCACCAACAGGAATACCAGGCTTATCCGGTAAATAATATGATGATTCCCCATCTGGCCACGCACCTACTCTATTAAGTTTAGGTGCATATCTTGTAAAGTAAGCTAGAAATGCATCAGCTAAACCTTGCACAGTAACATTACTCCCATCAAACGGTTCTCCTAGAGGGCCATTAAAATCAGGCCCTATTGGTGATGGTGGATAATCAGTACCTGTATTAATTGGACCTATTACAATATTTCTTCCTATATTATTTGCAGAATTAAGAGGTGCAATATATGCATTACAATAATTAATAATTGCTTCATCTACAATTGCTTCAGATGCTAGACAAAAAGAACTAAATGATCTAAGATCTTCCATGTAAATACAATCATCTGTTGATAATTTAAAACTTGCATCAATACCTGCAGTTATCTCTTTTTTATCATTTCTGCTTAAAGTATTTACAACCTCTAATAAACCAAAGAAGTCAGCCTCACCTGTAATATCTTTAATTCTAGCGTTTAAAGGTAAAAATTCATTTTCTAATTTTTTCTTAAGACCAAATAACTTTAACAGAATTTCCTCAATAGTAAAATCATAATTTTCTTCAGTTAAAGGTAGATCTTCTTCATCGTATCTATCAGGAATAATTTCATTAATTCTATAAACTAAACTAAATAAACTAGTTTTTCTAAATTTTTTATTAGGTAATGTTATTGACCTATCATTATAATTAACTACAGGATCAAATAAAGCAATATTATTACTTTGTATGTATTTACCAAACTGTGGTGAATTGGCATCAACATTTTTCCAAAACTCTTTTACTTGTAAGGTATCATATCCGAAAAATTTAATAGCATTAATAAGTCCCTTGTAAGAACCTATGAAAGGATAAACATTAGAGCCTTCTAACATTATTTCTTTTCTCTTTAAATTTACTTCCTCAAAATCAGGTAATAATTCCTTTATATTAGTATTTCTAAATATGTCACTATCTGATTCCAAAATATTATAACCCATATTCTGAGTCATTACCGATAATCTTTCATCCTCACCGATAGTTTCACCCCAAACCAAAACTTCAGCAATAATTGTATCTGTGCATTCATCTTTGATTAATAATGTTCTTTTAAAAGTATTTTCAGTTTCAGATCTTATTGCCAAGTTAATCTGTAATGCCTCAGATCTAATTTTATCTGTAATGATATATCCTTCTGGGCTAACCGCATAACTAGGATCACCGTCTAACGATATTTGTAATTCTGATAAAATTTGCAAAGGTGGCCCATCCTGTTCTTGTACCAATGCACTTTGTGTACCTGTATTAAAATCTGTATTAAATTGAAATAATAAAATTTCTGTAGGGTTAGAAGTTTCCCAGTCTACTAACCAATTGCATATTCCATTTGTAGAGCCAGTAGTTCCTGTTACTACCTCTAACCCATGTGGAAACCCAAACTGCTTGGTGTTGGTATTTTTATTTATAAATTCCTGGAGAATAAATATTTGACCTACTTCAAATAAACCAATAGATACCTCAGGTAAATAAATAGACCCATACCACCTATCGGAAGAAGAATCATATTCAAAATTATAATTCTTTCCATTCTTATCAAAGAAATTCAAATATTGCCAGTTGTTAGCCATCTTAGTTTATTTTTTGATAATCTTTAGGTACTCCAAAATTATAATATATTCTAAGGTACTTAACTTTATTAATCCAAAATGTCATGATAGGTTTTAAATAAGAATCTATAAAGGTACCAAGTCTTTCATTTCTAAACATATAATTAGAAAACGAATTTCTCATTAAATTTTCATTATAGTCATTACCTTGGTTTTTAAGAATCCAACCTTCCTCATAAGTTGCTTTATAAACGCTTGGCATACCTGTCCTTTTTTCTGTAAACTTATTCATATTACTTTCCTTGTATTGCTTTTAGTGTTGGGTTATCTTTTAACCTTCCAGTATTTGTACTTCTTGAATTTCCTGATGTTGCAATAGTAGTACCTCTATTTCTCTTTAAATCTTGAAACTTAGATTGTTGAGTTTTATTATAAAGGTTATTTGGAATAGTACCTTTAAAGAATATATTAAGAGAACTTATACCATTTTTGTTTGGTGTTGCTTCATAGAATGTACCGTTACGATCTTCCCAACCGCCTCTTACTATTGCTAAATCTTCAGGGCCGATAACGACATCACCAAATTCATCTAATCCTAGTTGAGGATCTTCTCCTTCTTTGATCTCAACCTTTTTACTTTCTATTAATACTTTTTGGTCTGTTACCGGATCTGTGCCGTATGTTGGTACTTCATAAAACCCATCTCTGATTGCTTTTTCATTTTCTTCTGAGATAAAGAATACATTTACTGAATCTACACCATCTACATTTTCAATAATTGAAATAATATCCGATCTAGGAATTCTATCTCTTCTATTAATGTATATAAAATAAGTACTCAATTGTTCTCTTATAGCTGCATGTATTTCATCTTTATCAAAACCTTCTACATATCTTATTACAATGTTCAGCGCATACCTTTTAATTATTGGGTCATTAATTCTAACCTCAGCAGTAACGATCTGTCTACCGCTCTGGTTTAATATTTCATATACCATTTCCTTTTCATCAGGTGTCATAGAGAATTCTTCTACCGGTACATTAAAATAATCCTTATCACTAGTTATCTTCTTAGCAATGTTAGGTATTAAAAATAAGTATACAATATTATCATCATCTAAATATTCATCATCCTTTGTATTATAGGCATCTACAAAAGAAAAGAAATCATATTTACTTAAATAATAAATGTAGTTATTTGGGTTTGCCAATACAAATGAATTACTTTGGTAAGGTGCAATCAGCCTAGTAAAAGCTGGATCTTCACTATCAGATCCAAACATAGGGTTTCTTACAATGTTTAATGATAGTACTTCATTAAGATCAACATCCTGACCAGTAGGATCTGTTGCAGGATCTTTAAACTTAATATCTAAATTTTTACCTCCAATATTACCAGCTGATCCTCTAGTCTTTACATAAGTAACTTTAATAATAGATCCTAGGGCAGGCGGTTGACCAAATTGTTTGTTACCAAAGAAAATTGTTAAACCTCCATTTACACTAGTTTTAACCATTACAGTTTCCTCGCCATTATTCATGTCATATAATGAATTTACATTTTTCCATAATTTACCATCAACATGAACATCTACCATATATTGATCAGTAGGATCTTTTGTGGTTAGATTATAACTCTGTAAATCCTCACCAGTACCTGTAAATGTTTGGTCTTCAATTTCACCTTGTATTAACTCTACATTTACAAACTGCCTTGTAGATTTTTCTAATCTAATATAATCACTATCAAATTTTATAAAATATGACAAACTGTTTTGCCCTATCTCACATTCAGCATAATTAAGTATTTGTACATAATCACCTTCAACTAAAGTAGATGCAGATGTATTAAGTCTAAGTCCTATGATACCTTGTGCTGATATTCCTCTAGTAGGATCGTGCCCTGTTAATCTTGAAAGACCGTAGATGGATTCTATATTTCTGGCTCTACTAATATTAAGCTCCGTTGCAACAGCTTCTATGTAAAACATAATAAGCTCGCCTAAGTTAGCAACAACGGTAAGTATTTGACCGAACGGTGATGCAGGGGTAAATACTTCACCAGCTTGTTCGTATTGGCGCTGTAAATATTGGAATGCATCAAAGAATAACTCTGTTGCTTTAATTCGTGTTTTACTAAAAAATGACATCAACTATTCTATTTTTAAAATAAAGCCCCAATGACTCTTTGTTCGTTTACATAAATATCAACCAAACAACCGTTCCTTTCAATTGTGCTGTAAAAACTTACTCTCGTATCAACACCAAATTGAGAACTGCTACTGTTTAAGCAATATGATTGAATCTGACTATTAATCTTTTGAGCAATTACAGATTCATTTAAAACCAAAGAAAAGACAAGATCATCTAAATTACATCCTAAATTAGGAGCACCTAGAACATCACCTTGTCTTGTAAATAAACAGTTTTCTATCTTCAGAATAAGTTGTTGTAGCTCATCTGTTACCTCAATTACATCATCATTGTATTTTGGGGCATCCACATCTCTACTGTATATTTCTTTAATCATTGAGAATATTCTTTTATTATATATTCTCTACATTTTTTGAGGGTCTTAGATTATATTTTATCCTGTGAAAAAGTAATCAACACCTTCATCACCTTTTATCTCTTCTACTACAGCATCAACTTCTTCACGGCCCTCGCCTGAAATTAAGTCATAGTTAATTGTAATATTACCAGGTAAATTAAATGTAAAGGTTCCAACTATTCTAGCTAATTGGATTTTAGCCATACCAATACAGTATCTTATAAATGCCTCATCTTGAAAAAGATCACAATCAGGAATAGTATTATAAACCTGAAATATGCATGCACCATATTTAGGTAACTCTCCCTGAAATCTGAATTTTTTAGTTAGTCTATTATAACTGTATGATATCTGAGCCTGTAAAGCCTGTCTTGCGTTATCAATATATTTTGAATTTATTACATAGTACATTAATTCTTCAGAACCTATCCCTGCACCATATACATCAGAGTATATAAATTTATCTAATGAAAAGTCAACATCACCAGCTGAAAATGAATTACTACCAAAACCACCGTCTTCACCAGAAAATCCACCTATTTGAAATACATTATTTACTGCCCAAACAGTTGGAGGCATTTTTACAACACCTCTAGGATTATTTACATCCTTTTCTGATAACTTATTATGATCAGCGCCACTAGTATCATTATGACTAATACCTTGTCTAAAATCTTTTTCTTGCCATGCAGATCTAGGTAAAGCAATAAACATTTCTTCTACACTGTCTTCATATATTTTATAAAAATAATCTTTAGCCCTATTTATAATATGAGCCAATTCTTTTTTAGGTACTGTAAAAGGTATCTGACAACCTACTGTTAAGTCATCGTTAATTTCTTTAATCAATGCGTCCAAACATTCTTGTGAATCTGGGTTACACCAAGTTTTGTTCCTAGCCATATCTTTACTTAATTTTTTCTATTTCTATTACTTCGGTTTTATCACCAAACCTTGCAAGTTTTGTTGCTCGCCCATGTCTAAAAATGCCACCAATCATTTCTCCGCTAAAAACTCCTCTCTTACCAAATACATAACTGTCCTGGCATACAACATTTCTACTTACATAAGATTCTTCTATTTTACAATCTTCAGCTACAGTGGCACCAAAAAGATTTGATTCAAATACAGATGCATTCTTTAAATCACAACCAAAGATATCACAGTTAACTATGTTACCTTGAATAACAGAATCTACAATATCAACTCCGCTTATTTCAAAACACCTCATTAATTTGGCATCCTTTATTTGCATTCTACCAGTATCAGCATCATAATTAATTAAACCTTCATTCATATCAGCCTTTGTAATTAAATCAAAAATCTTTTCTCTAATTTTAGGATAATACATTTCAACAATTTGATCATATGTTTGGAGGTCAATCATTAAATGAATGTTCGGAAACTTTTCTTTAAACGAAGAATATGTTCGGTAAGATTCAATAACAGTTTTATGTTTTTCTAAAATCTTATCTAAAACTTTTAAATCTGTTTCGTTATATTGTGGGTTAACTAACGTTTCATATAATGAAGTAATAAAATGCTCGGTCATTGAAAGTATTGTAGAATACTTCTTTTCATAATCAGCACCACCAAGATATCTAAATTCAATATAGCCTTTTTGTAGCTTCTCAAAATTAATACCATAATACTTCTCTTTAACAAACATATAGTTTTTCCAAAGATTTTTTTCTGGTGATGGTTGAGTCATTCCACTCAAAGGTACAATAAATTTTATTGATTTTGCATAAACAGAATCTTTTCTATTTGGGAAAGCTTCATATACTTTGCTTTCATCAAAATTAAGTACAAATTTACCTACATCTAATTTTGACATATTAACAATAGGACCTAGTTTCTTTCCATCAAATGCAATGTTAATATGAATAGAACATCTTTCATTAGTCTTTCCGTTTTCCCTAATCCATTTTAATGTTTTAGCCATAACTAATTTAGCTTCAACGAATGGTAAAGGTCCAGTTACCAATTCTATCATTCCAGTTCCACCGGAATTATCTGGTTCTAATTTAAAAGTATCTTCTGTTGGAGCAAAGTCACTATGTGCCTTTTCCTCTATTCTGATTTTCTTGTTTAAAGCCCTGCTTAAACCATCCTTAGTGAGGTCAAGATTTTCATTTGAAAAGAACTCAAATTCAAAACCTATCTTTGAAGAATGTATAGCATTAAGTTGTTCGTTAGAATACATATTTATCCTGATTTGTTTATATATTCCAAACCAGGATATAGGTTATACTAAGTTCATGGTAATCTTTCGGTCACTAACATTAACACTTCCAATCTTAACATTAATAGTATCACCTTTACTAAGTTCAATATTCTTTAATTTAGTTTTATGTACTAGGCCACTAATGCCTTTTTCTAATTCAACAAATGCACCGTACTTAGTAACTTTAGTAACTTTACCTTCAGTAACCATCATAGGTTTATACTTTTCGTCGGCACCATCCCATAAATCTATTTTAGGACCTGCTTGAGATAAAATAATTTTTCTTTCTGAAATTATTTCTTTAGCCCAAAAACTTATCTTATCACCTGGTTTAATATCTCTTTTATCAAATAGTTCTAATGTTTCTTCACCCAATTCATTTTTTGGAATAAGACCTGTTAAGCATTCATTAAATTCAGCAAAGACACCAAATTTTGTAGCCCCTGTTACAATACCAGTAATATGTTCTTTAATATTTTCTCTAAGATTTTCAACCGCAGAAGGAATCATCGTTCTTAAGTATTCTCTATGAGATACTACAATTGTTTGTTTTTCATTAGAATATGTTATAGGCATTACAATTAATTCTTTACCTACAAGTTTTTCAAAGTTAGTTAATTTATTTAAACCTCCTAGTGAACCTGGCATAAAACATTGAACTCCACCAACGTCTACCCAGTAACCACCATGTATAAGTTCCTTTACTTTACCAGTAAATCCTATAGTCTTATCTCCTATAGCATTATAAATTTCTTGTCGTTTTACTTCATCCATTGCATCACTGATGGAAGCATATAAAGTTCCTTGTTTAGAATTCTTTACTTTAATATCCACCATCATACCAACTTCTAATTGATCAACGATTTCTTTAGATTCTTTGTTTAAAATACAAACAGCAGTATTCTTTTTTGAAATATCAACCAAGGCTTCTACTTTAACTTCAACTTCTTCGCCATCAATTATATCTTTCCTGGTTTTAATATATGTAATTTCTCCTTGTGTAATATAATTATTAGCTTCTTCAGATAAAGTTAATCTTTTAATTTCTTCATCTGCTAAATCATACATTTTCATTACATCAGCAGCATACATTTCAGTACATAATAATTTAGTTCCCTTCGGTACTTGTACCTTTATTGTCTTTGTGTCAAATGGATCGTCACTTAGTTGTACGGTTATTTCTTGTTCAGTCATTTATTTTTTATTAAAGCGTGATTATAGATTATATATTACCTTGTTGACATATAATAGTTATACATCTTACAGTCCATATTGTTTAAGTTATACAGGAATAATTGGTGGAGATGGTGATGTGGTTGCTCCAGCACCTGCCGGTGGTGGTGCCACTACAAGTTGTCCTGGTGGTACAATTAAAGTTTGTGATCTTATGTATGCATCGATAGCAGGCCCTGCTATAGCAGCAAAGGCCGCTCCTCCTGCTGCTTTAATTTCAGTTTCAGTAACTATTTCCTTTGAATTGTCTATGTTAGTCTGAGCAGCTGCCTCCATTGCAGTGATTCCTGCAACAAATGCTGAGTCCATAGCTGCTAATATTATTGATGGTACTAATGGCATAATTTAATTATTTAATTTATAGTTTATATATTAGTCAGTAGTATTCTTCGTACTTAATGCAGGATTTCCTGGTGCCATTGGCGGACTAGTTGGTGCTCCATGATTTCCAATATGAGTATGGTTATTATAAAGATCATTGATAAACTGAGTACCTTTAAGTACAGCATCAGTACCAGTCTCTCCTAAAATAATCTTAGGAGAATTTACATGAGTTTTACCAGTAGCACTTATAACAGCATCAACACAATTAATAAGACAATTAGTATCTGCATTAATTACAGTATCAGCTCCACTATTAATTGTAAACTGAGCAGAATGAGTAAATGTTATATTACCATCATTAAGCATTACCATAGAATCTCCATTGGCATTAATAATATGAACCGAATTATCAGGCTTTACATTAATAGTTGTTGGACCTTCAGTTGTAGTATAATCCATCATTAATCCCTTTTCCTCTGTAAAGAAAACTTTAATGTGTTCGCCTTCTCTTTCATTTGTTACTTCAGGGTTACCTGATTGTAAGTCACCTGTTAAACCAAAAGCTGTATCATATATTAATACATGTGAGTTAGGATAAGCAGCCTCTATCTCCGCCTTCGTCTCATCAGAAGGGTATAGGGACTCATGGTACACGGGAGAATAATAATTACCGTTATCAAAAGTTACTCTTAATACAGTGCCGAGTTTAGGTACTGAAAATGTACCACTCCCAGTGTTACTTCCACCTGAAGAAGCAACCGACGGTCTTGCCCAAGGTAAAGATTCAGTTGGCATTAAGTATGCGCTTTGTGGATCTTCAGGATCTTCTCTTTGATCCATTTTTCCAAAAACTCTAATTCTACATCTCCCTTCAAAAATATCATCTTCAGTATCTTCAACAATACCTATCCATTGAGTACCTTTTAGATTATCATCCTTTAAGTCTTTTGTCGTTAACTTTCCCATTTATTAATCTTCTAATATATTACTACTTTCTATACTTTGTGTACTACCTCCTGGTGGAATATCTCCTTCAAATATATTACTAGGTTCTAATGGTGCTGGTCCAGATGGGGCAGTACCAAATATATTAGTTTGGGTTATTGGTGGTCTATCACCACCTTCTGGCATAATGTTAGTAGATTCCAGTGTCTGGGTACTTCCGCCTGGTGGCAATTCACCTTCATAAACATTAGAATCAATATTATCTTGGAATCCTGGGGTTGTAGCTTCTTGTGCAGCAGCTCCCTGTAAGGTACCTAATAAACCTTGTGGATTATTAATTACATTTAAAGCATTATTTATAAAACCATAAACATTACCTAGCTTTAATCCTTGTACAAAACTTAGTGCCTTTCTCTGTACAAAATTTTCAAGACCTGCTACTTGTTTATCTAATAATTTTTTACCGGCTGCTTTTGCTAAATCACCAAATGTTTTTGGTTGTTTAGGCGCTGAATCTATTAAAGCCGAATCGTAACCTGCAAACTGTGATTGTATTTCAACTGCACCATAACTCCATTTCATGGATGAGGTAGCAAAATTACCAGGTTCACCTTGTATGTTTGTAACATTTGCAAATACCTGACCACTTGCAGTAACATCCCATAAACATTCATCAAATCTTAATGTTATCTTTGATGCATTGTCATTTACAAATTTACTAAGCTCTGGATCAGGTGATAAAGGATTTAATGCATTTATAAAATTTCTAACAGATTTAAATTTCCTAATTTCTACAACATCAACATAACACGTAAAATACATAAGGTTAATAGGTAAAAGTGTTCTTCTATATTTTACATCATAACATGCAGATTTATACAAATTAAATAATGCAGACATTTTTAAATCAATTGCCTCTAATAAACCAACAGTAATACCTTCACCTTCAGCAGAACCACCATAAGGAGTCATTGTAACTGTTTTATTAAATGCTTCTTGTAAACCTTCTATAGTTTGAAAATAGTAAGGTCTTGTTGTTTGTATTTCTCTTAGCCCTTGTATAAATGCCTTTAAGTATGTTGCTCTAGTAACCTCACCTAACTTATTTAAATAACCTACAGCTGATTCTCCACCAGGATGAGAACCTTGTTCACCAGCATCACCCCCTTCAAACGAAGTAGGATCCTGTCCTGCTGGTATTGCAGGATTACCTGTAGTAGCACCGTTAAAAAGTGGACTATGTATATCAAATCTAATATTAAAACCTAAATAAGTAGGGTCATCTAAACTAGTAACACCGTTTCCACCACCTGCTGCAGATGAAGGCGTCTGCACAAAGGTCTTTGCAAAATCATAACTGTTAGGAAATGATTTATTAAAGTTAGCTGCTAGATCATTTAATCCTTCAGGTACTTTTTGATTTGCTAAATCTGTTATTGGCATCTATACTTTGTTTTTTTATTTATTCATTATGTAGACGGAGTCACTTCTCTTCTACGTAAATGTAATCTCTGTCTTAATCCTTGTCCGCCAGGCTGTGGTCCTTTTGTCATAAAATATTCAATCCCAGTTATAACATAAAATCCAGATAGGTATTCATTAACAACTCCATATTCATTATCAACATCACTACCTAAATTGTCAGGTGTATCCGTTCTTCTCTGAGAATCACTAGGTGCCTCTTCATCATTTTCTGGAGCAGTTAAAGTACCTTTTACCATTTGTGCAGTTTCCATCATATGACAATAAATTCTACTATACCTCATTATAGCAGGATTGACTGTATCTAATTCAACCGTCATTCCTAATTTATTAATCTCTGCAAGGTTTTGGAAATTCTGTATGGAAGCATAATAATAATTTTCATGTACATTATCACCTTGTGTACCTAAAAATTTAAATTTAACTTGATCTGTTCTAGGACCTTCTACTTCTCCATTAATAGTTCTACCTTTTGTAACAGGTATCATACCTGGAGTATCATTAGTTAAAGGATCAACAAATTCACTTACGAATTCTTTTGCATTAAGATCCCAATATTGAGTATACCTTTTATAGCCGTTATTCTTACTGATTTTTCCACTGTTGTTAACTTGTTGGTATTTAGATATGTATCTTGCAGTACCTTGTAAATCTAATTGGTTACTTAGCATATTAGGAAACGTAGTTTCACTATCCGCTTCATCACCACTTCCCATAGTGTCCATTGCATTTTGTTGAAACATTTGGCTAGTTTCTAAATCATCTTCTTGTCCGAAGAATTTATTAGCATCAACAAATGTTAAATAATAGTAAGGATCAATATATGCAGTAAAAAAGGAATCATCATTTAAATATGAATTTGATGTTATATCTTCTATAAATTTTTGAGCTGTGTCATATGGGTTTGTCCATATTTGTTGATCTGTAGTATCTTCAACATTAGATGCATATCCTAATTTTAATTCCTCTGCAATTGATTGTAATGAATTCCAACTTGTATTATCTTGGAATTGTACCTTTTCGGTAAATAGGTTTGGTACATGCATTCTACCTTCAACCATTAATTGTGACGATGTATCCGTGGCTCCACCTCCACCTAACGGTTCAATTTTTTCTACTGTAAAATCTATTCTTATTGGTTTAAATGTAGTTTCATTACCTTGTGACCTAATATAAGTTTGAATAATATCACCATCTTTTGGAAAAAATCTAGCAGTAAACATCCCATCCCTATCAAAGAAACTAAATCTACAAGTAGGATAAAACCCAGTACAATCTAATTCAAACATTTCTAATCTATCGCCCTGTACTTCATATGAATTAATTCTAATAAGAGGTATCATTGTAGAAAACTTACTAGGTTTTTCTTTTATGGTATTATTATCTGAATTTTCTGTTCCGCTTTCTACATCAGTGATTTCTAATTCATCAAGCTCTATCGTCGGTTCAATAACCGTAAGTATATTTCTTTCTACTGCTGACATATTATTAATTAGCTTTAGTGTTTCTACTTGGTAAGTTAGTTCCTAATTGAATCTTACCTCCACTGAACGTTTTGGATTCTTGTCCAGGTTGTAGCATATTAGGAGGCATTGGTTGTTTTACCCCAGCTTCGCTTTTCTTTGCCTTTTCAATTAATCTCTGTATTCTTGCCTGATCCTTTTCACTCTGTCTACCCGTATCCACATACGCTTCTTGTACATCATTAGGTCTTGTCGCAGGATTAGGTCTCTTATAAACTAAATCTTTTCTACTTAAATTAGGTATAACTAAAACATCACCTTCATTAACACTAAAAGGATTAAAAATATTATTGACTACACAAATGGCATCTATGAATTCAGCACTACCAAAATAGGTATTTGAAATTTTATCTATTCTACCTACTTCATCTTGCATTACATAATGCAATGCCTTTACACCTAAATCAGAATCATAAATAAATGACGGTGCAGTAAGATCCCAATACCCCTCACCTGTTTCATCTATTATTAATTTATTTTTTAATGTTAATGATTTTACATCCATGTTTTATTATTATATTAAGAATCAATAAACATACTAACAGTGTTAGAAATATATTCGGCCGAATCGCCAGTAGCTTGTTTATTTGGATTATTTTTAATGTTACTTATCTTATTACTTTTAACAGAACCTGCAGGGGCGCTTTGTGTAGATTGTGTGTTTGTTTTTCCTGCCTTAACTGACCCATAGGTTGCAACATCAACACCTGCTAAATTTAAAATATCTTCCTCACCGGCAGCAGAAGCATAAATTCTACCACGACCTGCATTAAACATATTTTCTATGTCACCTTTATCTCTAGGCTTACCGTGTTTAAGATCTATTTCAAATTTAACTTCCATAGGAAAATCATCATACCCTAAACCATGTCCTAATGTCATTGTTGAATTATCACAATACATATTACCCATTGTAACAATTGGGTTAAGTGGATTACCTACGGTTACATGCCAGTCACCAGTAGGTTCAGCACTTATTAAAGCTTTAGATGCTTGTGTACCTGAAACAGCACCAACATTATCACTTAAAAATCCTCCTAGCATATTACCTAACATTGTTTTACCAACTTTAAGTAATCCTTCTATACCATTTTCTAAATTAAATTCACCAGTACCTCCACCGAATACATTCTTAAATCCTGTTTCAACATCTGTAACAACACTTCCAATATATCCACTAAAGTCACCTTGTTTTAATTTATTAATATCTCCAAATTGACTAGCCACTGCTCCAGCACTACCATAATATCTTTGACCACCTCCGAAGAACTGTCCATTATTATAAGTCATAGTTAACATATTACTAATAATGTCAATCATTGCAATTTTAGGATTAACATAATTGAGAGATTTAAGTTCATATTCAAAATTAAGTTTTAAGTCATTTGAAAATTTCATACCACGATCTCTAATCTGTGTAGAATCAATAACATTAACAGGTCCTATTACAAAGTTAGCATAAGTAGTACCTAGCTTATCACCAGTAGACATGTTTTGTGCTGCAAACTTTTGTCTTGAACTGATACCTTTAAATGCATCAGCAGTTGCTCTACCAACACCACCCATCTTAGAGTAAAACGGTTGAGATGTATATCCACCGTCACCGCTACTGATATCTTCCATTTCAGATTTAACTTCCTTATAGTTTAACCCATATGACATTGTTAAAATATCATCTAATTTATTACCTGCCTGTTCACCCATATATGTAACAGCAGTAACACCTGCAGTTTGAGTAGCATCTACATTACTAGCAGCCCTAGGTGTTTTAGGATCTTTTCCTGCAACATCCAACTTTAAATCAAAAATATTATCATTTACAGGTGTTGGAAATCTTCTTAATGTGATTAAGTGATTAACCGGAATTTTTTTATAATATTTGCAATATAAAAAGTCTTGTGCTGTATAAGATATCCTAGGGTAGTTTTCATTAAAGTATTCCATTAATTTAGCTATGGATAAATTTCTTGCAGCCTCACCTCCCATAATTGGATTATTAGGTTGATCAAAAAATCCATTAAATACTTCTCCTCCAGTTAATCCACCATACATACCTCTAAAATTAAACAGAGCAT